AGGGCGAGGAGCGCGATGACCAGGGGAAGGCGCATCGGGTCACTTGCCCTTGAGGGCGTCGAGCAGCTTGCGACCTTCGGCCTCGCTGGCCTTCAGGCGGTCGGCGTGTTTGCGGGCGACCAACAGGCCGCAGACGAAGCCGCCCAGGAGGGCGAGCGTGATGGAGATGAGGTAGAGCATTAGGAAAGTTTACCAACAATCCAAAGGTCAGCGGCGACTTTAACCATCTCCATAATTCCGCTAGTTGACCCAGACGGGATTTGAAGGGTACCAAGCAAAGTCGGGACTCCCATACCAAGGGGGATAAGATTAACGTCCGACGCGCCGGTGGCGTTATTAACAACAACCGTGATGGTTGTCCCGACTGCGAAGTTGTACGTGGCGTCATCAGGAACCGAGATGTCAATCGGGGGGAACCCGCCTGCAGTACCAGCAGGAACGTAAACGATGTTGTTGGCATCGCCAGCGGCGATAGTGTAGGTGTTACCCGTTAGGCTGCTAATGGTTTTGCCTGGGACGCTGGTCAGGAAGCCCGACGGGTTGCCAGACAGCGGGTAATAAGCGCCGGACAGGTAGGTCGTGAGGTCGGTCTGGTCGGTGACTGTACCCGTGATAGCACCCCAAGCAACGCCGCCGCCACCCGCCGCCCAGATCAGGTTCGTCCCGTCGTACTGGAGCACGTCGCCCACAGTCGTCGGGCCCGCGGTCGGGTTCGCCGTGACTACCGCGTTCGTCAACTGATTGGCCGCCAGCGTCGAACCAGCGGGGGCCGTGGTCAGCGTCGTCGCGTCAGAGAAGATGATGCCCGTAGCCGAGAGGGTAAGCCCGCCCGTCATCGTGCCGCCAGCAAGGGCAAGTTTCGCGTCAAGCGCCGTCTGTAAATCGGTCTGAGAGCTGAGCGTCCCGGTGATTGCACCCCATGCAACTGAGCCGCCCCCACCCACGACAGACCAGGCGCCGTTCAATCGTCCATAGGTCGAGCCGTCGCTCGGGGCGTCGGTCAGGTAGGAGCCGATGGGCTGATAGGTCGAGGCCGCAGCCGAGGTCGTCAGGTAGGACGACATCCCCGAAAGCGTCTGGTAGGTCGAGGCCGCGGTCGAGGTCGTCAGATAAGACGACATTCCCGACAAGGTCTGATAGGTCGACGCGGCGCTGGCGGTCGTCAGGTAGCCCGTGATTGACGCACCAGCCGGGATGGTCACCGTCCCCGTAAAGGTCGGGCTCGCGAGCGTAGCGTAGGCCTGAGCCTTGACGTAGGCGGTCGTCGCGATCTGCGTCGAGTTGGTAACCGTCGAAGCGGTCGGGGCCGTGGGGGTACCCGTCAGGGCGGGCGAGGCCAAGGGGGCAAAGCCCGAGATAGAGGCGCCGACGGGAATGGTCACCGTGCCGGTGAAGGTCGGCGAGGCCAGGTTCGCCTTGGTGCTCAGGCCGTTCGTCACGAAGGCCGTCGTCGCGAGCTGCGTCGTGTTGGTGCCGGCGGTCGCGGTCGGGGCGGCGGGGGTACCCGTGAAAGTCGGGGAGGCAATCGGCGCCTTGAGGATGTCCACGGCGGTCACGAAGGCCGTCGTCGCCAGTTGGGTCGTGCTCGTTCCAGCCGTGGCCGTCGGGGCCGTAGGCGTCCCGGTCAGGGCAGGGGAGGCCAGCGGGGCCTTGAGGTCGAGCGCCGTCTGGAGGTCGGTCTGCGCCGAGAGCGTCCCAGTAATGTCGCCCCAGGCTACAGAGGTAGCAGGGGTGACGCCGCCCACGTTGACCACCCAAGCCGTATACGTGCCCGAGCCCGTGTGGTGGTTAACGTCGACAGTCATCACACCCGTGCCGGAGTTGTACGTCAGCACCTCGCCGTGCATATGGTTCGACGCGTCGTAGGAGATCGTCACGTTCTGCGTCGGCGTGTACGAGAGGCCCGTGCCCACAGTCAGGGTCTTGTTGCCGTTGCCGATGGTCAGCGACGTCGTCGAGGTCGTCAGGTAGCGGTCACCCGGGACGATGGTCGCCCAGGTGGTGTCGTAATTCGTGCCGCTGGCCTTGCTCAGGAATTGGCCAGTCGTGCCGCCAACCGCCACGCCGGCCCCGGTGGCACCCGTAGCGCCAGTTGCCCCTGTGGCCCCTGTGGCCCCTACGTCCCCGCGAGGGATGGTAAAGTCGAAGACCGCCGCGCTGGTCGTGCCGGCGTTCGTGACCGAGGCCGAGGAGCCCGGGGCACCCGTCGTCGTGCTGCCTGCCGTGGCCGTGGCCGCCGTGCCCGCTGGGCCTTGACTGCCCGTCGCCCCAGTCAGGCCGGCGGGGATACCAAAGTTCAGGGTCGCCGCGGACGAGGTGCCAACGTTGACCACAGTAGCCGACGCCCCAGGGGAGAGGGTCGTGGTCGTGCCGACGGCGATGGTGGCCGCAGCGCCCGTAGCGCCAGGAGTCCCGAGCTCAATCGTCAGACTGGCCGGAGCCGTACCGAGCACCGACAGCGAAAGGGTCGCGTCGGCCCCGTCGACCGCCACGGTCAACGAGCCGAGAACCAGCGAGGAGACGGAGATTGACGACATGGGTTAGGTCGTGACCTGGTCGATGACAGTTAGTCGGAAGGTCTCGGAGAAAAAGGTCGTCCCGCTGTAGACAAACTTGATGTCGCTGCGAGCGCTGCCGAGGGCAAAGTCAGCCGTCGAGGAGGCGGGCAGGGAGGCGACGAAGGACAGGCCGTTCCCCGCCATCGTGATCGTACAGGGGTAGACCATGCCGCCCGAGTCGATAATGTCGGAGGTGACAGTCGTGGACAGCAGGTTCGCGGGGCCGCCAGCCGCCGGGGTGTAGGTCACGGTCGCCGAGTAGGTCGTGCCGCGCTTAAAGGTTACGGTAGTACTCATCAGAGAATGTCTTCGTAAACGATGCAGGGGATCTGCGCCGCGGTCTGGACGTATGACCCGGTCGTCTGAGTCGTCGAGATTTCCAGCGTAGCATCAGCCGAGGAGGCACCCCCGAGGAGGGTCGTGACGCCCGCCGTGGTCATGTCCAGGGTGACCGAGTAGCCGGTGAAGGAGACAATGCCAGAGCCCGACACCGTGAGGGATAGGGGCGGGGCCAGCGTCGAGTTATAGGTAATGTCCCAGGTGAAGTCGCCGACCTTGTTGACCGTGACCTTGTCAGTCAGGGAGGCGTTGAGCTCGAGGGCGGTCTGCAGTTCCGCTGCGCTGGCGAACACCGAGACCGGGCCGATGACCAGAGAGTTGTAAAGCAGGGAGAAGGTGCCGGCCTTCGGGGTGGGGGTAATCGTGACCCGGTCAATCTGGTTAACGCCCGAGGCATAGGCGACAACCGTGGACTTGCTCACCGTCGCGGCGCCTAGGGCGGTCAGGCCAGTCGTCGAGGTAGCCACCGCGGTCGCCGTCCCGATCGCCACGTTGACCGAGGCAAGGCCGCTGATGACGACCTCCTCGTAAGGGGCCGCGCTGATGTTGTTCGGGCGGACGAAGTAAACATTTAGGACGGACTGGTCGCCCTTAAAGAAGAAAGGGTTATTAACCAGTCGGACGTCCTGGTATGAGGTCGAGGCAACCCCGTTCTGAACGTCGACGAAAAGGCTGTAGTTCGTATAGAGGGCCATCGGCTTTAACCTTGCCCCGAGGGCAACTTACGGCCCCGTGACCGAGGAGACGTAAAAGTCGTTCACAAACGTGAAGTGCCCGACGACCTTGGGGATGGTAAAGGTATGGGCAACATAGGCAGGGCCCCATGACGGGCCAATGGTCACAGTCGTGGATAGGGTGCTAGAAAAGGAAGCCGTTCCCGTCGTGATGTCAAAGTAGCCGGCGTTGCCAACCTGCGCCGTCGTCGTAAAGTCGATTTGCCAGATCTCGAGGTTCAGCTCAAGTTCCGTTCCCTCATTCCAGCAGCATACCTCATCAGCATAACCAATCACATCAAACTCTGCCTCCTGGTCATACGACGAGTCCCCGCCGACGGAGATGTCATTGGGCAAGATTCCAGTATCGAAAGACACAGCAAAGGAAGCGGGGCCTGAAGAAATAGGCCCAGACGGATAAAAGATGCCGCCCGCGGTGATGCCTTGAGCGGTGAAATTAGCGCTGGCAGGGAAGGCGTTAAAATCCCACGCGGTTTCTGATGTCCATCGTGGGTATATATTATCAGCAGAGGCTGGGCCGCTGTAGGTAAAAGGGCTCCCGCTGATGGGCGAAGGGGGCGAACCGGCTGTCACCGATCCGTTGCCCGTGTACCTGACGGCGCTGGTGGAAACTTGAACAATAGGCCCGGGCCAGCCGTTCGACCTTCTGATGACCTTGGCGATTTGGTCGGGCGTCGTGGCAGGATAGTTTCCGTAGGCTTCATAGTTCCCCCCGCTGACCCCGCCTGCTGTGGTTCTGATATACTGTCCAGGGAAGTAAGGAGCGATTAGGTTTCCGTCACCAAGCGCACAAAGGAGCCCGGCTTGGTGCCTCTGGTACATGACACTCATCAGACCAGACCAAAGTAATAGACCGCGTCATTAGCCCCGCACTTGTAACGCTCACCCCATTGGCTGCCGCTGACGTACTGGCTGACCACCCCGGTCGAGTTGTCCACGCTGGCGAGAAGGAGGTAGGCTTCCGAGTCTGAGTTCGTCTGCGGGGACGTGTCGTGGATGACGGTCGGGCCGTCAGGGAAGGGCGGCGGCGTACCCGAGGCCCCGACAGGCATGAGCAGATAGATGTAGACAGTCTGCGGGCTGGCCGAGAAGCCGATGTTCAGCGTCGGCGGGGGAACCGCTGAGAGCTGCGTGGGCGGGCTGCCCATCGTGGGCTCGATGTTGTTAATCGTGCCAGGGATGACGCGAACGATGTAGTCCGAACCGACCTTCGTGCAGAAGACTTGAAAAGGGTGAGTACCTTCAGCGTACACCCAAGGCTCGTCGATGACCAGGGTCGCCGCGGCGCCCGTGCCCGAGAAGGTATAGCCGACGCCAGGTTGAAGGTGCATGGTCAGGTGTTAATCGTATAAATCTCTCTCATGTATCCTTCCCGGTTGAACCTGATCTCGTAACTAATTTTGTAAAGCATCCCGTAATCCTCGAAACTTACATTTGAAAGCAGCAGCTGAGGGGTCTCGTCCTTTGCTTCAAAACTATCGCCAAGGTAAGCAGGCAGGAGAAAGCGGTACCCTTCAGGTGCGCGACCGCTAAAAGCGACGCCGACATACTTGCGAAGGCTGACAACGTTGCCGGCCTTCGTCGTGTACAGAACGCCGTTGAAGGACGACACCGGGGACAGGTAAGACGTGCGCTTGTACAGTTTCTTTTCCTGATCGGTACCAGTCCCAAAGAAGCCGAGGAACAGGGGCTTATTCGGGGCGACGCCGTCGTTGCCAAAGATAGCGCCGTTAATGCCAAGGAAGGCAGGCTTATTGGGGTTGCCATCAGGGGAGGCCGTCGCCGTGTAGGGGGCAGGGCCAGCGATGCCGTAGCCCGCTGCTTTAAAGAAATTAGGGTGCGATGTGAGGGGCTCCGTGCTCAGGGTGGCCGAGCCGCTGACGTTGGGCTCAGTCCAGTCGCCGGCGGCAATCCCGCAATACTGCGCCGTGATTGTGGCGACCCCGAGCGGGCCGTAACTGATGGAGGTCTTATGACACTTCAGCCGAGGGTCGGGCTTAAAGGCCGTGCCGCGGGCAATGTCCTGATTGCGGTCGCCGTCGACCTTGTAAGTCGCCGTGCAGGTCAAGAGGCCATAGCCATCGTTGTCGATGCTGTAGCCAGGTTGCAGGAGCGGGGTGCGGAGGCTGCTGCCTTTTTCGATGCGTGCCATGTTAGCGGGAGATGCGTGAGCCGAGGATTTGGGTGTAACCGAAAAGGAAGCCGCTCGGGGCTTGCGAGCCGACCTGACCCTTCTCGGTAAGGTTGGCGCTGCTCGGGTGAACGCCGGCGTTGACGATGCCGCGGAGGGTCATGTCGATACTTGCGAGCAAATCGGTCTGCTGTCGCATGGCCTCCAGCTGCGGGCTTTGGCCCACGCCGACGACGTTGGAGCCGACCTCGGGGCCGGTCGGCTTGGCGCTTGCGTCCTTGGCTTTGTCGCCGGGCTTCTTTGCGTCTTCGGCGGCCTGACGTGCGGCGATGTCCGCGGTCAGTACGGCGTCAATGCGTTGGCGTATTGCATCTTCGGCCGATAAGACAGAAGCGGAACCGCCAAAACTAAAAGCGCTCTGCAATTCGGGACGCTTCTTTTCCTCCTCTTTAACGATTGCTTTGCCGCGTTCGTCTGCCTCAAGGAACTTGCGATAACCTTGGGACTGGGCGTCCTCCCCTTTTTTTCGCTTCTCGGCTTCTTGCTCGCGTTCCATGTATTGCAAAATGGCCTCGCGACCGCCTTCTCGCGTGTATTTTTTTGATTCTTCCTCCTTGGCGAAATTGCGGGCGTCCTCGGCCTTCTTCTTGGCCTGTTCAATCTTATCGGTAATAAACCCTATAGCCTTCTGGACTAGGATCATCGGGGCGATAAAGCCGAGAGCAATGTCCTTGAATGCGTCCTTGAACTTGCGCGAGATGCCCTCGGAGGCCCGGGAGAACGCGTCAACGGAGCCCTTAGCCTCGGCCATTTTCTGAGGCACGTCCGATTTGCCGGACAACTCCCATTCTAGTTTGCGGCCCATAGTCTTTAACTTTGCTGGTCAGGCAACTCCCCGCGGCGGATGGCCTCCATCATCTCCTCCTCCTCGGTCGTCAGTAGGTTGACCTTCGCCCCGGCCCGCACCGAGAAAGCCGTCGATAGCCAGATGGCTTGCGTCTCGGGCATCTCCCAAGCCCGTTGTTCCTCGATGCCGTTGGCGACTAGGTTGGTGACGATCATCAGCGGCCAGGGGATGCCGACCCCGTCAGCTGAGTCGCTGGTCTTAGACGACTCCCAGTATTTAGGCCATGCCCCGAGGTGGCAATGCTCGACGAACTTGGCGACCTCCGCGGAGAACCTCTCGGGCTGGTAATGGTAGACGCGCAGCCGAACTTCGTCCCAAAACCCAACGCGTAGGTCGGACTCCTCGGCGCATACCTTGACCGCAATCAACAGGTCGGTCGGCGTGATGCCGTGCTCGGTAGTCGTGACCAGGGGCGACTCAATCGAGAGCAGCCGCACCCGGTGCTTCAGGCAAAAAGGAAAGACCCGCTTCCCGAGGATAGTCCGGGAGGACGGGTCTCTAAACGCCCGCAGAAATCTGTTGTCCACGGGGTGAGTCAAAGCCCTTGCAGGGCTCAGGTCAATCAGGCCGGCGTGATGCCTTCAAAGTCGACCGCCGTGATCTTGTACTTTACGAAGTCCTTGGAGCTGCCGACTTCCTCGACTTTGGTCACCACTCCCAAGAACGTATTGCTCGCCGTGCCAGACGGGTAAGCGCTAAGCGCGGCGACCGTGAAGGTCAGGTTGGCACCGAGGGCCGGGCCAGGGGTGCCGGCAAAGGCGGCCTTGACGACGCCTTCAATGGTCAGCTCGGTCTTGCGGTCGTCGAAGCGCATGGTCTTCGTCAGGCCAGTCTCATCCTGAACCATGCCCTCGTTATTGAACGAGGCGGAGACGGTATAGGACTGGACAAAAAGCGGGACCGTTAGCTGGGTACCAGCGATGCCATAGGTGCAGGAAGTTCCTTGGGAGACGGCGGCCATTTGTCTTTGCGGGCGGTGGCAACCTTAGGCCGGGAGGACGGCCAGAAGGTCGAAAGCGAACAGGGTCGCAAACGAGCGCTCGTCCACGCCCTCGTCCTCAGAGATCGGGGTCACGTCGTACATCGTCGCGTCGGTCGAGGTCACGAAGACCGCCTTCAGGCCGGCTACGTCCTGCATGGCCCCAGCCAGGGCGGCGCATCGGGCACGGTGATCCGCAAGGGTCGTGTCGTCGGCGTTCGAGAACAGGGTCACCCGCAGGGAGCAGGAGTAATTCCCTAGGCCTTCCGGGAGGTCGGCCGGCGGGCGGGCCGAGTCGCAGAGGACAATGGCCTTGGGCAGGACGTTGAGGTCGACCGAGTCCCCCTTATAAATGGTAACCCCAGCCAGCCCGGTCTCGGCGGCGAGAAACGAGGCCACGTTGGACTCGACGATGTGACGGATAGATTTGGTGCCCATAAATTATTTGCGGTTAAATTTGTCGGCCCGGTCTTTCTGGTGAGCATCCAGCTGAGAGAACATTCGGGCCATCGCCAAAGCGCGGGCGATTTCCTGAACATTGTTCTTCGACGCTTGGCTGTCGTTGTCCCCGATGCTGTTGCCGATGATGATATGCACCCCGGCGGCATTGCGCGTGACGGTCGAATAGCCGGTGCCTGTGTGGCGCCTAATCCATGCGGGGATTTCGCTCCCCTTGAAGACGTTCTTATTCCTGACCTTCGGCAGCTTGGAGAGCACCTGCCACCAGCCGGACTTGATGAAGCCGACGCGCACCTGTACGCTCTTGATGTATTGCTCGAGAACGCCCTTTGACTGCACGACGAACTTGCCCAGGTACGAACCTTGCTGGTTCTTGACCCGCATCCTGCCTTGAGAAGTAACCCACTTGCTTTTGCGGTGGATGCCCTGGAGGTCGGTGACGTAGTCCCTATCTTTGAGCGCCTCCATCTCGGGCACGGCATCGAAAATGTGAGCGCCGTTGGTCATGCCGAAAAGGTTCTGGGCCTTACTAAATGCCCGCTCGGGGTCAGGGTCTTTGATAATCTTCTGGGTAATCGAATTGAGGAGGTTGGCCTTCTGAAGTGTGGCCTGTTTACGGATACGATCAAAGCGTCCCCTGTCCTCAATCTTGACCGCGGACTTCAGTTTATAAAGGGCGATGCCGACGTTGGCGGCCTTGCCATCCTCAAGGGCGACAAAGATTGACCGGATGTCGCGCTCGACCGCGCCATAGCCTGCATCTTTCGCGGCCTTGCTCAAGCCCTTGCCGCCGCCTTTGGCCATCGGAGGGGTCAGTTCTAGGGCGGCATAGCAGAGTTCGCCGGCGCCGCGGATTGCGGCCTCGTCCATGCCTAGCCGCATACCTTCAGCGTAATCGGTCAGGGCCGCTTCAAACTGAGCCTTTGACTGGGGGATGAGCCCCACGGCTTTACTGGTTGTCGTCGATAACGACGAGGGTGATCCAAGCCGACGCGGGCTTGTAGGTCTGCCCAGTAATGCGGAGGGCCTTGCCCCCGGCGACAATCTTCTTGCCGATGGCGAGGGAGGCGATGGGGGCCCCGGCGCTGATGACCGCTGCCGATGCCCCATTAGACCCGTCTGGCAGGCTCCAGGAGGCCGTTGCAGCCGCAAGGCGGACGGTGTGCTGGGTACGCTCCACAAAGCCCCCAGCCTCGAAGACCTGAGACATGGCCGGGTCGGATAGCATACAGACGAACGTGATGGCCCCGGCGTTGCACGAACCAGCCACCCCAAAGTCGGCGAGGATCTCCTTAGCGTCGGGCAGGAACTCAGAGTAAAGACTCACATCCTTGCAACCCTTGGCAAAGGGGCACAAAAAAGGGGCCCCCGTAGGGGCCCCGATTGAAGCGGCTTAGGCCGCAATCATCAGGCGGTCTTCAGGCGGACGAGGCTCGTCGCGCGGCCCACGGCAGCGCCCGCGAGGAGCGTGCACGTGACATTCATGAAGCCGGACTGCTCCTGGCCCATGATGACCTGGACGCCGAGGCCGGTGTCGGCGTCGACGGCGTTGGCGACTTCCCAGCCCGGGATGTCGGTCTCGGGGAGAGCGGTCGCGAAGGCGATGGCGTCCGGGCCAGCCACCCAGCCAGCGAGGTTTTCGCTGTTGGCAGAGAGGTTCGCGAACTGGTAGATGCGGGCGCCGGCGATGGTGCCGAGGTCGCCGTCGCGGATGATCGAGGCGCCGAGGACGTTGTTCCCGACGATGGTCGTGTCAGCGCGGAGGTCAGCGACGTAGGTGCTGTTGAGCACGGCGTAGCGGGGAGACGGGGCCTTGGCGTCGTCGAGGGTCTTCTGGACGGCGATGAGCTCAGCGTAGGACAGGGCAGCGCCGGTGGTCGAGGAGGCGCTGTAGTTCGCGTTCGTGACCTGGGTGTTGATGACGTCCATGACCTTCTGGGCGAGGGCGATGGAAGCGGTCTGCACGAAGTTGTTTACGAAGAACTGGGAGCCGTACTCCTTGAGGTTCGACGGGGTGAAGCGGCTCGAGACCTTGTAGTGAACGAGGGTGACGGTCGAGGAGGTGACAGTCGCGTCGTCCTGGGTCAGGTAGCCGGAGGAACCGAAGGTCGTGGCGGTGGAGGTGCCGATCAGGGGCACCTGGATGGACAGGCCGCCGACGCCCGGGCGGGACGAGAAGACGGTCGAGATGCCCGAGAGGACGGGCAGCTTGTTCTTGAGGGAGCCGAGCACGCCTTCAGCGAGGACAGCCGGCGCGGCGGTGATGGAGTTAGCCATGGTTAGGAATAATTAGGGATTAGGGTGAAAGATTAGAAGATGCCGCGAACGATCGC